GGGTGATTAGAGTGTCAGGTGTCATTTGCTGTCCATTAGGAGTTGGTCTGTCTTTTCCTTGAACGCTTGGCCTAGTTGTTGATCGTATGGGATGTGCAGTTCTCTATCTAACGGCATAAATGCTATCGTCTTCAGAGCTAACCTGAATAGTTTCACAATGAAAATGCGGTCATCTAACGTCATCGCGTGCCTCCCGGCGTATTGTAGATAAATAGACACTTCCCGCAGTGTTCGCATGTTCGGCTGTGTTCGGTGGAGTTTACATCACTGAAGGATTGGTTCTTGTACAGGTGACGCGGACGCCGCCCGACATGTTTGTGGTGAGGACATTCGCAGCACTTATCGGTACAATCGAAGTGGCATCCGGCGCGGCATGTACAGTTTCGCGAGGCAATTTCCGCTTCCATAGTTGCTTCCCCCAATCTTATCGCTCCGTTCACACTGTCGTTGAAAGGCTTCTTAGAGCATCCGCACGTGTCGTCCTCTGGGCATCCTTCGTCGTGTACTGACCCATGGAACCACGCCATCTCGCGCAGAACGTCGCGCACGGAGGCGAGTTGGCGTTCAAGGCATAGCCTCTCGCGCCGCTCTGCGATGATGATGCCGGTACGATCATCTGGGAAGCGTAGATTGAACGTCTCAACCCATTCCTGAGCTTCGCGTGTCTCCGTTTTTGTCACATCTAGCTTAGGCATTCACCGCCTCGAATAGATCGGAATTTTCGCATACCATGCGGTCAAAGAAGACGCGGATAACTTGGCTGACATTTCCAGAGTAAGGACTAATTTCCATCGCGGTGTGACGAACCTCACCAACCTGCCCGATGTAGCGCTGCATAGTGCGCGAGATCCCTTCAATGGGCTTTACCGTTACTTTGTCGCCAAGGTTGAACATGGTGTATTCCCTCCAATGAAGACAATGTGTGTTGCCTCCATGTGTGTAATATACGCACCACCATAGATGGACGCAAGCGAAATCGTAACAATCGTACACTTTCTTTACGATGCCCACGAAGGCTTATTACAAGCCTCGTGCCATTCCTGAAAGCCATCGGTGCTCACACTGTCCTGCTCCTTGATGGGGAGTGTGCATTTTGCACACAACCTTTGCGGAACCATGGCGGCGATAGCGCGCTCGTAGGCTTTCACAGGTCCGGGCTTCGCGGGCGCTGGAGGTGGGGGCGCGGGGTGTACGCCGTCAGCCTTTGGAACCGGCTGCTGGGCATGGGGTTGTTCTTTCGCTTGCTTGGCCGCGGATGCCTGATAGAACCTCAGCAAGCCAGTCCAGTTGCCCCCCGGCTCCGCAAACGCCAGCATCGTCGACTCCGCACGATCTGGAGACTTTACACCCCGTTTCCGCGCATCCTCTTTCGATTCAATGAGAATCTGCCCGCGCGAGTTGTGCTTGTACCGGATGCCGGCAAGTTGCGAAAGGGTCGTATCATCCTCAAGCCCGCAAAAGTCGCCATCCTGGGCGCGCTGTCGCAATCCCCAATAGAGCTCGGCTTTCAGGTTGGTGAACTTCTCTGGAAACCGCGTCTCGGCGGCCACATTCAGCGGGTACGCTGGGAAGCCCTGGTCCTGCAGATGCAAGTACATTCCGTAGCCAATGCCAATCGAATCAACGTTCACCACGTCGAGATGCTCGCGGTACTGATTCAGAACGGCTACCACTTGCCCGCGCGGGTCCGCATCTGGCCACGAAACCTGCAGGATGATCTGCGGCCCACGGCGAAGCGTGAGCACCGTTTCATCCTCACCTGGTCCGGCGACGTCGAGGCCCGCGCGTATCGGCTCGTCAAGGAACACGCGGTCGTCATTCTGTGCGCGCTCGAGCCATGTAAGCGACAGCAGGGAATCGTCTGACTGCTTCGGAAACTGTCCGAGGACTCGAGCCTGGAAGCGAGGATTGTTGACTCCCCACCGCTTGAACCTGTCTCGCACCCACCGGCGCGTCGTCAGCCATGGCATCACGTTCCGGTCTAGATCCTCTTCGCTCATCGTCATGAGGTCTTGCTCGCCGTTGCCAAGTCGTTTCTTTTTCACCTCTTGCGTGGATTCATCCGTCTCTTCGTAGTTCAGACAGCAGCCGTCGAGGTTTGGCGTGTCGAACGCCGAGATGGTGAACCGCGTCCATTCGTCCGCATCCGCGCCAAACGCATCGAAGAACACTCCAGACGGCACCGTAGGATTGCCAAGCGCCAACACATGCACGATACCGCCGGCGCGCGCACCTTCGATCGCTTCGTAGATTTTGGGGTCGATGCCGGGCGCTTCGTCGAGGATCACGAGGATGTGGTCCGCGTGGAATCCTTGGAACTTGACGCCCTCATCCTGCTTTGTGACGGACGTTGTGAAGCCGATCGCGTACCGCTTCTCACCCATCTTGAGTTCGGTAAGTTGCGCTTTTGGGAAGGGATATTTCGACCGCGCCAGAGCTGAGTGAACCTCACCCCAAAGCAGTTTCTTCACCTGGTTCAACGTCGGTGCCGTTGTGACAACTACACACGACTGATACCGCGCCAGCCACCACAGAAGCGCCAAAGCTGCAAGGAACGTTTTACCCGATGAATGGCAGGCCTTCACCGCAACCTTCGCGTGCGGCTTAGCCAGCGCGTTCAAAATATCGTCCTGGGTACTCCATAACTCCGTCATCAGCCATCGACGCACGAACGCTGGAGGATTCACCAAGCTCTCACGAATGAGCCGGCGCTCCTCCGGCGAGTATCGGTCAATCGCGCTTTGTGTCGCCATCTTGGATGATTTCGTCGAACACAGAGACGGTGTGGATGTGCTTGATTGGCTCGGCACCAGCTCCGCCGCCAACATGCTGAACCTTGTCCCCGTAGCGCTTAGGTGCCAACTGTCCAGCCCGCTTGAGTAGCGTCTGGACAATCAGGTTGGACCGCTGCACATTGTCAGATTCCCGCGTTTCCTCGCCCTTCGGACCCTTGATTCGCAGCACGCCGATCAGTGGACCATTCGCCACTTCCTGCGCTCGATCGTGCAAGAACGATGCCTGCACATCCCGCGCTTCCGCGTATTGCTCAGCAAACTTTGCATCTTGGCGCAGCCATTTGTAGATTGTTTCATGGCTTACGCTTGATAAACCTGCCTCTTTCCGAGCGCGAAGGATTTGCTCAACTCCCTTGTCCGAGATTGCAAGTTGTTCGCAGAGGTAGTCAGCGAGGTCTTCGTCGAATGGTATGGGTGGTCTCGCCATGGTGATCCTTGGATTGTACGCTGGTGGAGAGGTGGTCGCCGTCCGAACTTTGGTACCGGCATGAGGGTAGCACGGGGAGGGCTAAAATTCGACTTCCTCCGTCTCAGACTCGACCGCGAATAGTTCAGTTTGATCGATGAGTTCGCCCCATCCAAATTTCAGGCACTCGGCAAGGTTACGCTGGGCTTGGACGAAGTAGCTGGGTTTGAGTTCGACGCCGATGCCCTTGCGTCCGTTGACTACGGCTCCGCAAACTTCAGAGCCTACGCCCATGAACGGGGTGAAGACGGTTTCGCCTGGGTTGGACCAGAGTTGAATGCAACGCTCGATCACATCCAACTGTAGGGGATGAACATGCTTTTCGTCGTCTGAATCCTTGGCCGCGCGGAACGGGAGCACCCGGCCAATGCGTATGTCATCCCAGAAGGCTGAGGCGTACTGACGCCAAATCCAATGCGAGAAACGGTTCTCAATCTGGTTTCCCTTCCATCCCTTGTATTTCAGGAGTTCGACGGGGATTTCGCGCTCGCCGGCGTAGGTGTGGAGGCCCGTTGGGTGAGCGATTGGGACTTGGTTTTCTCCCTTGCGGCGGAAGACGAGGAGATAGTCGGCAGAGGCCACGCTGCACCGGCTGGAGTCATCCACCACCGTCTTGTGTGCGAGGTTCTTCGCCATCGTGCGATTGCGCACTGCGAGAGGCTCTTTCCAAATCGCATAGCGGGCAATGAATCGCCAGCCCTCTTTCTCATGCAGCCGGATGATATCGCCAGGGAAGTCAATCAGCCAATCGGTTCCCGAATTGCCAGATGGGACGTCCATGCAGTGAACAGCGGTCATACGACCAGGCATCGTAATCCGCGCGAGTTCCCGCACCACGAAAGCGTAGTGCTCGAAGAATTGGTCGTAATCGCGGCAGTTCGAGAGGTCTTTCTCGCTGGAGGAGTAGTGATACAACCCTCCGAAAGGTGGAGAGTACACGGAAAGCGCAATCTTTTCGTCGGGCATCTTGCCCATGACTTCGATGCAATCCCCTTGATAAATCGCGTGGTTGGTTCCCAAATCCTGATCGCCTACAGCCATGACGGTATCTCCTCTTCTTTCGTGAATTCAACAGTTCGGTCAATATGACGGGCTTCGTTCATGTGCTCCACCAGGGCAGAGAACATCCGGTCTGCGGCTTTTGCTTTGCGTTGCAGATTTTCGAGTACGGCCATTTCGCCTTCGGTCGTGACGATATCCACCACCACCGGATGCTGTTGGCCGAACCTCCAGCACCTTCTAACGCCTTGATAGTATTGCTCAAATGAATGGCTAGGGAAGGTTGTTACGTGGTTGCAGTGTTGCCAGTTCAGACCCCAGGCACCGATCTTCGGCTTGGTGATCATGCCGCGGACTTTCCCGGTGGCGAAGGCAACGAATTTTTCCTCTTTCTCGTCGTCCGAATCGGCGCCGCTCACCTGTACCGCGTCGGGAGATAGCTTGGCGAGGATGTCGCCCTCTTCGTTTAGGTGGCACCATGAAACGAAGGGCTGGCCTGTGTTCTTCACCAGGTCAGCAGCCTTCTCGCACCGCTCTTGGATGGTCCTGCGCCGCTCGTCCCTCTGCTCAGTAAGCCCGACAGCTGGCAACGCGAATAGGAACCCATCAGCCAACGTTTCAGCCCTAACTACGTGCTGGCGCTCGACCAGGGCTGGGAGAACGAAGCCTTTGTCGCTAAAGCCAAGGTCGGAAGGGCGTCGCACAGCGCGGGACCACGAGCAAACCCACTGCCAGAAGGGAATCTCTGCATGACCTTTGAACCTCCACTTGGCGCGCTCATCCAACTGCTGAACGTTCTTCCCGCGTTGGCGGTACACCATCGGCTTGATTGTGTTCTGGTCATTTTTGAAGAATCGGGTGAGCATGTCAGTGTAGCCAAGCTCACCCAGGGCCTCTGCCGACGTTCCTAGTTCGACATAATCGTTCGGTGCCGCCGTCGCTGTGCACAGATGCCGGTATTCCACTTTGCGCATGAACTGCGTAATTTCCAATCGCCGCGCCCCGTCGAATGACTTCAGAATGCTGGACTCATCGCAAATGACGCCGGCGAAGTCATCCGGGTTGAAATGGTTCAGCATCTCATAGTTGGCCACCACCAGTGATGCGCCGGACTTGATCTCGCCGCGCGAGCGCCGGACCTCCACTCCAAACTTCTCACCTTCGGTTACGAACTGGTGAGCGACGGCTAGAGGCGTCATGATAAGCACAGGTTTATTGGTTTTTCGAACGATATTCTCGCCCCATACCAGCGACATAGGGGTCTTGCCCAGCCCGCAATCTGCGAACGTGCCTGACTTGCCTTTGCGTAGATTCCAATCGACCAAGGATTGCTGAAAAGGGAAAAGGAAATCTGGCATCCACAGGGGCGCGAATCCAGACATGCCGCCTAGTTGCGACTTGTACGAAATGAACTCTGTGTAATTCACGCCTGCCCCTCTTCCTGCGCATACGCTGCGCACCACTCCGCCTCAAGTTTCAGCCGGTCCCGCGTAGCCCCGTACTGCCCGTTGCCCGCTTGCTCTTCCTCCACGTAGCGCCGAAGGTCCTGAATGCGCTTCAGCCCATCCGGGATAGTTCCGAAGCCCACCAGGCGCAACGCGCGAAGCTGGCGAGGCGTAAGAAGCGGCGCTGGGATGTCCGGACCACGGTCGGGAACCGGCATCACCAGCCCTTGTGCATCGCGGCCGTCGTTCAGAATCGGCCCTGCCACCGAGCGAAGCGCTACGCCGTGCTTAGCCACCGCGTCCGCAATGAATCGCAAAGACGCCATAGCCTCCAGCCTTATCAAGCTATCCGCGCTAGGCAGGGAAGAGAAACTTCGCAGTTCTGCCGGGCTGGGGAAGAACTTGCAGGTCTCGAGCGCTCGGCTGAACGCATGGATGCACTGCGCTGGGCTCGCCGGCGTCAGCACCGCCACGTAGGCTTCGATCACCCCCGTTGCCGTGATATCCCCTTTGAGCGTGTTCGCCAAGATCAGCAATGCTTTCGCTATCGATTGTTTGTGGTTGAGGTCCCGCGTCCACAAACCGCTGAAGAGCAGCGTAGTTTCCGTCTGTTTTGTTGTGTTTGCCAGTTCCATTTGTTCCTCCAGTTTTAGGTTTTCCGAATCGGTCGAGCGGGTGATTGTAGAAAGTCTTTGCGCTACGAATCCACGCCGACAGCGCTTCACCGTGAGCTACTTCCGAATTCGCGCGGTTGGTGAGGATTTGCTTCCAGTGGTCGACGGTGATCAGCGGGCTTCCCGATAGGAATGTTTTGAGTGCCTTCGCTTGTCGGCCATCCCAATCCGGAGCCATCCCGGTTGCCTGGGTTGCATAGTCGAAAAACAACTCCTTGAAAAGCGTATGCCGAGCGTCACTCGCGGGCTCTCCGCGAGAAGGCTTTTGCTTCTTCTGTATCTGAGTCTGTTCTGTATCTGTATCTGTATCTGTATCTGTATCTGGTGCCGTTACAAATGGCGTTTGTAACGTTTCAGACTGTTTCTTTCGTTCCCTGTGGCGCTTTACGCGCTCATTACTGCTATCGGAAATATACTGTCTTCGGTTCCAATTCAGCACATTCCAATCCTCGTCAATGAAGCCAAATTGTAGGAAAATAGCCTTTGTAGCGTTCAACTCTAGCGGAGTGATACGCCAATGAAACGCACGTAACGTTTCATCATGTTTCACATCTTTACATCGTTCACAGAAGAGCATCAGCAACCGACGCTGGTCAACTTCGGACATCATTTGGACCTTTGGATCATCCGCAAACTCTGAGTACATACGGAACCATGCATTAGCCATTAAATCTTCCCTCCATACGGTTACGAAGGCTACGGTACCGCAGCCTAAACACCTTGATGGATTTTTCAGGGAGACGGACTGTCCTATGCTCGACAATTTGCCCAAAGAGAAGTGAGCGTATAGCGCTCTTTGCTTCAGACTGCCTCAAGCCAGATTTCCAGATGAGTTTCTTTAGGGTTATCTCGCCGGGCGTGCCTGATTCATCCTTGCCCAGAATGAGAACGGAAATTATGGCGGACTGATGGGATGTGAGACTTAGCGACGACAAAACGTTTTTCCTCTCTCGAAGTAGAGGTGCGGTAGGCCAAGGCCTTCGAGTTCCGAGGCCACACCACACGATATCGCCGGGTGACGATGCCCAAATATCGCACAGGGTTGCCCAGAGCGCAAGTGGTTAGTTTTGCACATGGCGCGCCTTCAAGATGCGCTGCCGATAGAGAATCGCTTCGCGGTCCGAGTGCTTGATCCGGCACTTGAGGCAGCGGGCCTTGTAATCCGGCTCTAGCGGGTCGCCACACTCGCGGCAGAGGTTGTTCGCCTTGCGGTAGGCTCGGAGGCGCTTGAGGGCGTCTCGCACACGCTGGCGCTGGATCTCGAGGTCTGGCAGCCAGTCATTTGTTGTCATGCCCCCCTCCCAAACTCACCATAAAGACGTTTCGCTGCGGCGCAGTAGACTGCGTGGGCCTCTTCCGGCGTTGAATATCTCCCGAGGTGGATCTTTCGACGATTTACTCCGATCGAAGCCGCCCAAACCTTATCTCGGGTGTAAAAAGAAACGCCTTTGAATCCAGATGTGTTATGTTTCGCTCGTACTTGATTATGCGATTGTTCGGACTTGCTAGCCTTTCGCAGATTGCCATGTCGGCGGTTGTCAAGTCCCGTTTTTGGCCGGATGTGGTCGACAGTCCATTCATGGCCCGCCCATCCAAAAAGATCAGAGTGCATCAGGATCGTTTTGCTCCGCCTCACGCCAGTAGCTATCTTCCTGGCAGCGCGAAAGTCGCCGGTGTTTTTGAATTTTATCGCGTACCATCGCCATCGTTCAGCCCAGTCCGCGTCTTCAATCTCAATTAGGGCAAAGAGGCCGCGGCTGAGAGGGACATATGCAATGGATGGGCCGATTGGGCGAATGATGGCTGGAACTGGCTTTTTGTTCCCGTGGATCTTTAGGGGAGGCAGCCAGTCGGCGGTGTCGTCTTCCATTGGGGGGAGTTCGGGGCCGGTGGGGGGCTGGATTTGGTAGCTCATGCGATTGCCCTCCGCATCATGGCCACGCGCTGGCGCTCATTCAGAGACGCCACATAGGCATATCTCGAATAGTCGAAGGTCACGTAGGCAAGATCGAGCTCTACGAGCTGCGCAAGGGCGTCTAGGCCGGCTTGGCCGCCGGTCCGTTGGATCATGGACACCATCATGCGCTGCGTCTTGTTGGCTGCGATATCAGCGAGTACCTGCGAACATGTCATAACTCTCCAGTTCGCCCGAGGCAGGCCTGGATCTGGAGAAACCAGACCCGCCGTCAAGGGCGTTCTTCTCCTGTGTACGCAGGACAAGCTGCCTTGTGGGCAGGTCTCGAACGATAGAGCAACCTGATACAGATGTCAACTGTGGAAATGTGATAAGCCCCAGCCGCGCCTGTGTGGAGTGCCATCGTGCGGCGATGGCAACAGGGGGCCGGGGCAGTCTCAAATTTACCATGAAAATAGTTCAAAATAATGCTTGCGCCGTTTCTTGCAAAGGTATACATTTACATCAATCAAGCAACACGCTCTGTGGAGGAGCCCACCATGAAGAACAAAATCAACACCCTCGCCGCCCGCATCTCAGACTCGAACGAGAAGATTCTCGTCGCTGCCGTCATCATCACCGTCGCCATCTGCGCATGCTGGATTGCCTTTGGCGATGTGATCAACGGGACAGCCCACTTCGACTTCAGCGCCTTCCGCCACTTCCGGCCCTAACGCGATGCGGCAGATTCGGTTGACTCCGAAGATTCCGCTCCGACCGTGGCAGGTGTACCAGTGCCGAGAGTGTGGCACGTCAATCGCCAGCCGAGATGGAAAACCAAAGCGATGTAGCAACCCAACGTGCCAGAAGTGGGGCACCATGAAAGAGGCTTGAGATGAAGCACGGATATAGCTGCACATGCGGATGGACCCTGAATCGCGGTCAACTCACGCGTCGCGAGTATGCCCTTGCCAAAGAGACGCACGCCGCACAAGGATGTGAATCGTTGCAGAAGGAACTCAAGCGCAGCGGGAAGTTATGATGACGAACCAACAGCACGATGATTGCGATGCGGCGATTGCCGAGTATATCCGCCAATCGAAATTCAGATACC